TAGTCTTGCACCGGCAGGACGTACTTTGCTGGCATCTATCTTGGGGATACGATTGCTATAGAGATAAGATATCAGATCTTTAAATGCTCTGGTCCAGCCTTCTTTGGAATCAGCTATGCTAATCACGTCATCCGTATGTTCAAACTCCTGATCTGGTATCGTAGGTAATTCATTTACATATTGTCTCTCAACAGAGAAGCCTACACCAGTACCATTCATAAGAATATACAATATCTCATCAAAGGATTTAGGATTGTCAACTGAAAGGTAGGCACAATTATATCCAGATATATTCTCACGTTCCAGTGCTGGTCCGGCAGTCATAAGAGATCTCATACTTGGCATTACTTCCAAGGATAGGATAGAGTTCTTTATGGTGCTCCAATCTTTGGTATCAAGCTGGTTCTTTACTCCAAGATTATTCTCCACATGATTGCGAAAGAAATTAATTAATCTGCTGACGGTTTCATCCCATGTTTCTCTACGTCCTTCATCTTCCAGCCATCTTGAGTAACGGGACAGATAGATAAAAGACTGATACTCAGTTGGTAGGTTCATCCACGTTCTCCCCATATTCTAATTCTATACATAAATCTATGTAATGTCTAGCTTTTAATAAATCTTTCAGACCTTCTCCTTTTATACGGTGTCGGGTAATGTACTTGACCGCATTACCCTCACACCAGTTAAGACCATTAGCCATTATATATTCAGTAGGTTGTATCTTAAGTTTCTTATAATGATCTCCACCTACTTGATAGTCTCGTGTTGACATTTCATTCCTCTCCTTTATTCAGCCATTCTATAGCTTTTGTTAAAAGATTTGTATCGTCCCTTAATAAGCCCATTCCAGTGTTACATCTATGACAAAGATATCCTCTGACTTTTCCAGTTATGTGACAATGATCTACATTCCATGAATGTCCAGCCCTACTAATTCCATCTTGTTTTTTCCCACAAATGGGACATTCATAATTTTCATTAGGATGTCTATGTTTATCTTTATATAATTTTATTATTAGGGAATGTTTGTTTTTACATTCTCTACAAGTATGCTTTCTGCCTTTGTAAGCCTGACTATCTATTGGAAATAATTCCAAAGGCTTTTGCTCATTGCATTCTATACAAATTCTGCTATTATCATCATCTACTACCTCTTCTTTTATCTCATAAAATAAATTAAGTTGTTCGATTTCCATATTTATTTTCCTGATAGTATCTGATATATTCTGTATTGAAAGTTAGACTTCTTCTTTGAGTTGATAACATCATAAGCAAAGCCCCTTACACGGGAAGGTTCTATACCAGCCTGATCACATACAAATTCAAAGTTCTCACATGTTACACCAATGCTACAGAAAAACCAAGCAGTAGCTCTATCCTTATTTATCTTCTTACGTCTGGCAGTAGCCTTATCCTTGTTTATCTTGTTCAATTTATTGGAGGCATCCAACAGGGCTTGTATGATTACGGCCAAGTACAATCGTCGCTCTGGTTCTTCATGGTCAAACAGAACTATAGGATCTACAAATATATCTGGATCATCGTCTTTCATTCTTCTTTCTTTTCTTTGCGCCGTCTTTTCTTTTGAGCCTCAGACATTTTCTTTCTCTCTTCAGGATCTCTAAATCTTTTCTTTGCATACTCAGATCTTTTCTTTCTATACTCAGGATCTTTCACAACTTTTTGAAATGTTTCAGAATTTTTTATAGACTCAGATGTTTTCTTTCTCTCTTCAGGATCTTCATATCTTTTCTTTGTAGCCTCAGACATTTTCTTTCTCTCTTCAGGATCTCTAAATCTTTTCTTTTGAGACTCAGATGTTTTCTTTCTCTGTTCAGGATTTTCATATCTTTTCTTTTGAGACTCAGACAGTTTCTTTCTCTGTTCAGGATCTTCAAATTGCTTCTTTGCAGACTCAGACAAGTTCTTTCTATATTCAGGATCTTGATAGCTCTCAACAGGGCGATAGAACTTACCACCTACTCGTGAGTTATAGTAGGCATGTTCCTCTGAGCCTTCCAGAGTAGAGGACAGTACATTGTGTTTCATCTGATAATACAGTTCATAGTATCGGAGACTACGCCTGTTCTTATATTCAGCTATGATCTCAAACTTAAAATGCTTCTTACCTATCTCCTCTATATCTTTTGACAACCACTTGGAAGAACCTGCATATGTTTTCCAATCAGATTCCTTCTCCTTCATACGACTATAGATTAGATACTGTTTACATCCTATGTATGCCTTACCATTGCGAAGGTTGGTAATGATATACACGAATCCAAACTTATCCAAGTCAGGAATAAATGCCTTACCACTACCAACCATCAACCAATGGTGATCTACCAATCTCTAATCTCTGGTACATCAGGCGTCTTTGATACATGCGTGAGATATCTATATCCTCTTGCATAATCAAAGACACGTAGACCATGCCCACCATTCTTGTCCTTCCAGCATTCCTTCTTATGAGCACAGTAGATACATGACGTACCTAATCTGCGATTGCCGGAAGCACCATCTGCCACATCACTGTAACATCTTGGTGGTGGGGTATCCTGTTCAAGTAGTGTCTTGAGATATTTAATCCTATCACTAGCATCAATCATCTCCAAGGAATGAACAGGCAGCAAACATATCTCACCAGTTTGTTTATTGATAACTAGGAATGCAGCTTCATTAAGACCATTCCCTTCAGCATAAGCAGAGATCTGAGCTATGTAGCCAAAGGGATCATCTCTTTCCAATCTACCTTTGTCAAACTTCTCAAAGCTCCTGCCCGATGCAGACTTGCAATCAACAAGTACGTCATCAATGATACAATCCTGATGTCCTCTAATTCCTCCAACGGTAACTTCCTTCTGTGTGTCTGTTACGCTATGTCCAGCCAAACGAGACAACGCAATAAGAAGTTCTTCCAGTATGTATCCATATAGAAACTTGATACGTGTGGAAGGTGCAAGAGGCAACACCTCATCCCGTGACGAATGCTTATCATACCATAGCTGCCTGTCTGGTCTACCTATGGCAGACAATCTAAGATTGCCATTAGCACGAGGCTTCTCATTTAGAAATAGTTTCAAGTGCTCCTTTATGTTAGTTGCAAATTCATCAACATGATAATCTATTTCCCTCTCGTCCATATCCAATTGTTCAGGACCAAAGAGATTATAGATATCTTCTACTAAGGTGTATACATTTTTTTTCATGTGGAAAATGGGAGAGACATCTGCACCCGAACAGACGCCTCTCCCCCCTCATCAGCGGCTAATTAAGAGGCGAAGGGGATATCGTCATCCCCCTCGTCACTGGAGAAACCACCTTCCACAACATCAAAAGCCTCATCAGCTTCTGTATTATAAGGAACAAGGTCCACTACCTGCACCGCACGTAGATCAGCACTCACTCCTTTGTTACCCTTAAACTCCCACTCATAGGTCGTGTAGTGTACGTTAACCTTTGAGCCATTTCCAATAAGAGTATTGGTCATGGTACGCTTCTGACCATCAACAAGATCAGGAGCACGATTGAGAGAACCATCCTTCCGACGAACCTTACGCTTGATTGAAACAAAATCTCCACGCTCGTCATCCTTATTCTTGACGGTCAGACCATCCTTCTCAACGACAGCAAGACTCTTCTTGTCAAGGTTTGTAACATCAACAGACCACACACCATCCGAATCAAAGGTGGTGTTAGGGTTAGCAATAGCCGCCCAATAAGCGGTTCCAGAAATTACTGACATATTTATATGTCTCCTATTTTGGTTGGTTAAAAAACGAATTATCGCATAAACGGTTCAACATGTCAAGCATTAAGTTGCAGATATTCTAATTAAACCGTATGTAGTACGTAAGTACTACCTACATACGGTTAATTAGTGTGTCGTAGCCCATGTCTCCCCGTCCTTCCACGTACTATCTAATGGACACTTGAATTTTAGATTGCGTTCCGTATCTTTGATTCCTTCCTTGGTTATAAGTCCGAATTGAGGGATGTCTTTCTTCGCCACTTCAAACTGGTACTCATCGTGAATGGAGGCTACCAGTTTAACATCCAAACCTTTCCTGTTTACTCTTGATGTCATATTTATAAGCCAATCTTTACATACACTTGCACCTGCTCCTTGTATTAAAGTATTAAGAGCACTATGAGGTGATCTTGTATGAAGGTATCTACCGTCCACACCTTTGATCTTATGCCTCTCAGCGGCCTCCTGAACGCTGTTACGGAGCCTTTTAAGGTCAGGCATGTTGGACAGGAACTTATCTATAAGTTCTTTCCCTTTCTTTCTACTGCCACCTACAATCTTTCCTATCTTCTCAGCACCTGCTCCATAGAGGAAGGCATATATGAAGGTCTTGGCTTGATCTCTATCTGTTATACCTGCCATCTTCATATTAGCTGTATGGACATCACCATTCAGGATCTCCTCAGTATAGTCTTTGTTATCCATCAGATGTGCCAGACATCTAAGCTCAAGACCAGAGGCATCTGTACCTACAAGTTTATGAGTGTGCGGATTGCTTACCGTCCAGCAATCCCTACATTCAAAGCCGAAAGGACTACGTACTGCTGGTATCTGAGCCATGTTAGGACTCATGTGTGCCATTCGTCCTGTAATAGTTCTTAATGTAAGAACTCTGCCATGTACTCTGCCCGTGTTATCCTTATAGGCATCAATCCAAGACTGCACTTGAGCTATTCTCTTTTGCAACAAGAAGTAACGGGAGAATTTCTGAGCTTCTTCCATGTCAATTTTATTGAGGATCTCCTCACTAACAATCACATTACCTTTGTCGGTAAAGTCTTTTGGTTCCCAATCCAATGCCTGAAGACGATCAGCTATCTGCTGTCTTGATCCTATGTTAAATGGGATCAGCTTAGTCTTTGTCTTTAATTCTACAACTGTAGGTTTGAACGTAACCTTTGACCAGTTCACAAGCTCATGTGCCTCATCAGACAAGCGAGATAACAAACCTATGGTCTTTCGTATATCCAAAGCAAATCCATTTGTTTCCTGTTGGTCTATGATAGTTCTTATCTTATGTTCCATGCTAATGGATTTCTCTGAGAACTTTCTCCCTTCTTGTTTTAACTTTTTATATACCTGTTCTGTTAGGTCAACATCATTCTTACAATACTCCAGCATGTCTTCTGTATACGTAGTAAAGTTCTCATGCTCTCCCTTTGGGTAATGTAGAGTTTCTCCCCATGCTTTTAAACTATGTCCTCTTTCCCTAACCGGGTTAAAGAGTTGTGACATAACAAGTGTATCTATCATTTGATTTATCTTGATATCAACTCCAAACACTCTACGAAGAATGGGAACATCAAATGATATACCATTGTGCATGATAAAGTTATCTACCTTATCACACCAAGGCTTGAACTGATCCAAGTTATTGTGATCCCATACATGTACCTGAGATGTTTCAAGATCCTTCGCTACGATGCAATGGATCTTTGCCTTTTGTGTATCCAAGGAATCTGTTTCTATATCAAGTACTACAGTCATACGGCAAAACTTTCTCCACATCCACACTGAGATGTGGCATTAGGATTTTTAAATACTATGTACGAACCATTAATACCATCTGTATAATCTATAGTTACACCCATAAGAAACATCATAGCCTCTGGTCTAACATATAAACTACCATCAAGCAATGGTATAACATCATGCGCTTCAGGGATATCTTCAATCAAATCCCACTCATAGGTAAAGCCAGCACAACCACCACCCTTCACACCAAGTCCTATACCTTTAACATCTTGATCTCTAACTATACGTGATAAATGTTCATTAGCTTCTTCAGTGATACTGATCATGGAACTCTCCTATGCAGGATACTTTACATTTATGAATGCATCTGTAATTTTTTCACTGCGTTCTTCTTCTAAACCTTTCAGATCTGAATCTTTCATGTTAACTATATGAGCATCGTTGACATCTATATGATAGAACTTCTCATTGGATGCATACCTATTATTCAAAGTACCAACTCTTGAATCTCTAACAACTTGACCATCAATAAACCATGCTTGCTTACAATCACAACGAAAGATAACAAACGTAAGAATCCCTAATGAACCATAACGAACCCACTTATTTATAATCTTTGATTTTCTATAGGGAATACGTACCTCTTCCCATACATTAGGCCACTCTCTAATCCAGCTATATTTAATTTCTGTTTCAAAGAAAGCTGGCCTGTTATCTTTAAGACAGGTAATGTCAACTCCATAATTCTCTTCTGGATTTATAAATTTATATCCATTTCTTTCCAGCCATGCAATCATAACTCCCTTTGATAAAGGATCTGCTTCATCATAGAGTTTCTTATCAAACTTCTTAGTAGCCATTAATCATCTCCTACGTCAAATGGATTTTCAATCTCAGTCATTCTACCAGTATCCTTGTTATAAAACAAGTGCGTTGCAACTCCCGTATCACCTGTGTATCTATTCTTTAATATACGAATGGTGGTTGTATTGGATACGATTGGATCATCATCCTGTTGATTTCTTTCCAATCCAATAACACTATCACTAAGATGTCCTATTGAAGCCGATCCTCTCAAATGACTTAAATTTATTTCTCTTCCATCTTCATGTCCACGATCACCGGAAGGTCTACGCAGATGAGATACCAGCAGTAAACAGATGCCGGTCTGCTCCACAAGAGATCTTAACTTGGTCATTAGAATATCTATAGATTTTCTTTCATCTGTATCCTCTTGTCCTGAGACAAGTATGCTGAGATGATCAAGACAGATCCATTTACAGTCAAGTGCCTGTGCCATGAACCTTACTCGTGCAAGGATCTCTTCATTATCTATTGATCCAAAGTGATCAAAGGCAAAGAACCTGCCTGAGTCAATGGTATCCTCTTGGAATTTCTCCAACTGTTCTTGTTCAAACCCATCTCTGATTTCCTTTATGTACAGACGAGCACTGGCTTCAACTGACATGATGTTCCATGCAGTATTCTTTACGCTCTCTTCAAGAGCAAGTATACCTATGTTGTCATTCGTATTGCGAAGGAAGTGATGGAGTAGCTCTCGCATGATGCTACTTTTACCCATTCCAGCACCAGAGGTGAAACAAATTAACTCCCCTGTTCTCATACCATAGGTCTTTTCATTCATCTTAGGCCAAGGATAGAGACAAGTCTCACAATAGTCCTCTTCATATAAGGACGATCCTATATCTTTGAGGTTAACTATGCCAGCAGGTGTGAATGGTTTCGCATTCCACCAGCAATCATTGAAGGCACTACGCTGTCCCATCTTGAGATATTCATTAGAATCTTTATGATCAAGACGAACAATCTTTGCCTTGTTGGGAGAGAACAACTGAGCTACCTGTTCAGCAGCTTCCTGTCCTTGCCTATCCATATCAAAGCATATCACCACGTTCTCAAAGCTATCAAGATAGGTGAATGCTTCCTTGCAATCACGCAAGGCAGAGCCACAACCTGTCTTGATAGATAGTGACGGCCACTTTGATCCCATTAATTCATAGGCTGACATGGCATCAACTTCGCCTTCGCAGATGGTAACGTACTTACCTTTGGGAGAGAAGATATTCTGTCCGAATAGAACTGCATCCGACAGATCACCCTCAACCCACATTCTTTTATCTTTTGTCTGTCTTACTTTGTGACCTATCTGTTCACCTCTCTCGTTAAAGTAACCATAAATGTGGTGGGTTATGATAGCACCCTCACTTTTAATCTTGGTACTATATTTCTTTGCAGTTTCAAGAGAGATCTTGCGATCACTTAGCTCGCCCCAATTCCCCATTGTTTTCATAGGCTTTGCTTCCTGCGTTGGTAATTCAAGAATTGTTCCTTGGTAAAACTGAAGATCTTTTCTGACCTCCTCACCGAATCTTGTTTGACAACTGAAGCAGAACGAATGCCCTTGTTGGTGGTTGACATTAGCGTCAGACGATCCACACTTAGGACATGGGCCCCTGTCCAGCCATTGCGGTTTAATCATTTTAGTTCCTCTCATTCTGATTAATCCATATGTAGTACGTAAGTACTACTACATATGGTTAATCAGTTCGTTGGGGTTAAACACCCGGCCCCGGCCAAGTGCCATCTTGAATTTCTCTCATGCGTGTATTCATAGTCTCACGAGTGAAACTATCTGATACAGTACACATCTTTTTTATTGCAGACTTAGGTATTGAAATAAGTCCACCATACTGTGCTTCACTGGTACTATCAGAGTTATTAATAGACGAAGCTATAGTTATATAAACATCATCCTGATTGACTAACATACCAACAGTTTTAATTACCATTGGTTTTAAATCTTTAAGTTCCTGTTCACTTTTCCAATCAGCGTCATCATACTCTGCTGAATCAACCCACTCTACTACAATTACTTTATTATTCATCAGCATCTTCCCATGTATCTTTAACATAATTAGATACAAAAGTTTCCTTATCGGACATGATATCATCAACTTCCAATTTAGCAAAACGCTTTGATTCACGCAAGGAATAACCTTCCTGCTTGTATTGTCTTGTTATACTACGAAAGAGTTGTTGTCTCTCTCGTTGTAGGAAACTTCTACTCATCTTCTAATACCAGCTCACCCTGATTCAAAGCATCATTAGCTTTTTCCCAAATAGATATGCGAGCACTTCCATGCTTGCCTATCCATTCAGACCGACTCAGCCAACCAGCATCCTCTTCCATTTCAATTAGCCAATCGTTTACCCGTGACATATCTATCTCCTTTTGTTTCCATTTACGTATGTCTGCCAAACTTTTTTTAAGGATAGCTCGTATATCTTCACACGTAATCTTATCATAAAGTTCTTCTTTGTCAAGTCCATATTTATTTAAGAAGGCTTCTCTTCCAAGTGAAACATCTTCTCTTATTTTTTTATCTATGATCTGGGTCATCCATCATAGCCCATCCGCTCATTCCGCTCTTGAACTTTGACTCATACTTTGCAGCAGTTTCCTGTGCATGTAAGGCATCTTGTAAAGTTTTAATACGTTTATGTGCTCTGTTAAGTTGCTCTTGTAAGTCTTTAACATTCCTACGTAATTCTCTTTCTATATCCATCTTTAGATTCCTTCATAGCTGTATCAGGACGATCATGCCACACACCAGTGGCAATCCATACATAACGAGGACCGGAAGAAGCAAAAGGATATTCTCCTTCTTGTCTTTCCCAAGTAGAATCTACTAGCTCCCAACGCACCCACTTCTTGTCAAAGGTACGTTGAACAAACTCAGTCTTATTACAAACGTGAGGACCAAGTTCTCTGGCACTCTCATACTTTTCTTCCGGCCATGTTGTCATGCTATTATTGTTCTCCATATAGTTTTAAATTCTTGATCCTTACCAAAGAAATCAGAGATCCAATCTCCTGATCTAAGGTAATGTCTTATTTCTCTTACGTATCCCTCATGTATTAAACTCTGTGCAAGGGAATGCTTATGCCCTTTACGTGCTTCCTTGGCATATATCTTACGCTGTTCGTCATTAAACTTCAACCATTTTTCCACTTCACCTATGTAAAGTGGATGTTCCTTACCTTTCTTAAGAACAGAAGGATGTACGTTAATTCCTTGTATCGTTAATGAAGTCGCCACAATTCTACACCACTTTCAAATTGTTCCATGTTGAGGCCAAAATCTTTGCACATTATTTCCATGTAACGCCATGCACTTATCTTATCTACAAACTGCATGGTGTTGCCCTCATCATCCATCAAGATATTTACATAGTTATCTATCGTATCATTCTCTACAATAATCCACATGATTCTTATCCTTTATAGTTCGACTATCCACATGGTTGCTCACCAAGGATATCGACTATCTACATAGTTGATATCTTCTATTGTCATAATATTAACCTTCTTATCTTTAAGCACTTCATGTGAGTGTAAAAGAAGTTTATCTAAACGCTTAAAGTAATCTGTTCTTGAATCGGGATCATCGTTATACATATATAAGCTATCACTATATATAGTGTGCCATACCCCTTTAAATGTGCTAGGCTTTCTCGCAAAACGGAGAATGCCTCTTGGAATATACTGATATTCACGGTTAAAAGCAGCCAAAACATATCCCTCTTTGTCTAGTTTGAAACAATAAGGGAACATAATTCTAAGGGAAGGTCTATAGTATCT